TATTTTATACCCCCATGCTTCATGGCAGATGCATACAGTGGAGATGCATCCCTGTCAAAGCATACCCTCTTTTAGTTATAAGATTTTATTATTATTATCAAATTAGGCCTAAGTATAATATAATAAAATGCTCGTTACTGAACGGGGCTCTTTTGAGTGTATAAAAATTTGGTTAGAATGTAAGTTTGATGACTCCATCACTCGCGGAGTTATATATGAATTAAAGAATGTATGGGCATTCCCTCACAAATATGAAACATGACCCTATAATTATATCGGGAAGTACTCCTATGGCGTTTATGTTGCTACTTACTGTATACATATTTCGGCATTAGTTGTCACCATGCAAGATTCTGTCCTCTATTATGCATTTGTATAGGCCATCCGACTTGTCGCCTAAACTATACAGATGTGTATTATGATAATGTTTCGAGTACTAGAACTACTTATTAGTTATTCCATATATGCATAATCATGGTATTAATTGTGAGATTCATATATTTTGCGTCAGTCGACACATGGTGTTTTATAAAATGGGGTTGCATTGTAAACATTTCACCGTCTTCGTCGATCATTCCATATTTTTTTTTAAAGCTCAAACTCTTCTCTTTATCTATCTTTTCGGAGTGGCGCCCGAGATTTATAATCTCATTAAATTGAGAGTAAATTGAGCCATTTTGTATTTCCTTTCTTTTCTTCCGTAAAATGTTTAGCTACTCCGACCACCAGGGATAGGTCGATCATCCACCCCCAAGAATTACGAATCAGATACAACTAAATACGATGGCTTCTATTGTGTTTCCCGAATACGATTCTGCGATTTCTTTCCGCGCTACCAAGCGTTCTAATGTTGTGACAGTGTCACAATGCGATTTTGATGAGCGAGTGTCGGCTATCCGACGAACGATGCGTAAGCGTCGTACTTTGGCTACAGTGAAGCCCTCCGTTGGTAGGAAGTCTGAGGCTATCCTTCCTTTCTACCAATGGAAAACATTCTTTTGTAAGTTACCTAGTTATAAGTTTAATAATTATTCGTGTGAATGTTTGTGTGATTTTTTTATGTGTGAGTATCGTGTGCCTGCTCGTGTTGCGAGACGCATGTATGATAGTATAGTTGTGGAACGTATGCGTCGTGTGAATGTGGCCGATCGAAAACGAAAGGCTCGTATGCTTGAGGAGCATGTAAAGAACAATTCTTTGCATGCGTTTTTGTATGACAAGCGTGTATTTGTTGCGTATGTGTGTGAGCAGTACTCCGTTACTGAGAATGCTGCGCGTAGAATTTTTAATTCTATTGCGCAATCTAGAGTGAATGCGTTCTCTCTTTTGAGAGATTATGATGGAAGGGATGTTCCATCATGTGTTGATGAAGGGCCTTCGCCAGTTTTTGTGCGTCGGCAAAAGAAGGATCTCCGTATGAGATCAGATGAATGCCAGGGCTCGGATGTCGGCATTGAAAGGGACGAAGACAGAGTCCCTTTTGTTCGTGATACATTCCTAGCGGGTGTATTACGTTCAAAGATCGTGCTTATGCGTATTGCACGATTGCCAGCACGAGATCGTTGCTGGATGATGGAGAAACGCGAGACTTTCTTGCGTAATATTCTTCAACAACTCAGTGACCCTGCTGTTATCAATGATTTTTTGAAAGAGGATTTGAATGATGGTGATTTGGTACATGTGGAAATGGATGTAGCAGCTCATGGAAATACCGAGGGTCAGTTGAATGTCGCTAGTAACGTAGTTATAGAAGAAGAGTCTGATGAGTTGGTTATAAGAGAAAGCAGCTACTACCAAGATTGGACTGATGCTTGTACAAATGATGTAATAGTAACTGCCCCCAACTTAACAGATAGATGGTTCCCCCTTGTAAATTTTCAGTGGCATAAAAATCAAGATGATGTGATTCAACGCTTACACTTACCTCATGATATTATAGTTAGCGCAGATTCTAAAGATTTACCAAATATAATACCTTTTAAAATTTCATCTTTTTCGCATTTTGATTCAATGGAGATTAAATTTTTATTAAATAGTAATAAGTTTCAGACAGGTTGTTTAGGTGCGGCGTTTGTTTATCAAACAGATCCCGACCTATTTAGTGAACTTAGAGCGAATAAATACTCCCTTTCTCAAGTGTCTCATGTTAAAATGTATCCTGCTACTATGAACGAAGCTTCTTTAGTTGTCCCATATCGTAATTCTCTATCTATGTTGTATAACCAACCTAATGTGCGGGTGGAAAAGCCTTTAGAATTAGGTACTCTATATATGTTTGTAATTAATCCTCTTGCTGTTGGTACTAATGTTTCTTCAGTTGTAAATATTAATGTAGAAGTTAAATTTAATAATCTCAAATTTACCGGTACCCGGCCAGCAGATTGGCCCCAGGTAGAAATGGAAACTATTGGAACCCTTATAGCCGCTAACGCCGCTATGACTCTTTTGAACACTGTAATGCCGGATCCTAATCGTGATAATCCTCCTCTTAACGCTGAATCTACTTATGTTGTCCCTACTGCATCTCATTCATGGTCTGCAGGTACTGGCCGCGTTGAGCCCACTAAAATATTACGTTTAGATACTCGTGGCCAAACTCCCCATCCAATAGGTTCTGAAGACGCATTTACAGTTTCTAATTTAGCTTCTAAATCTGGTTTATTAACAATTCTTGATGTAAATATCACTACAGCACATGGTACATTAATGTATCATGTTCCAGTAGAACCTATGTTTGGTTCGACAGCTTCTCATGAAGATAGTAATTACGAAATTCGTAGGTTCTATAGGTATCCTCCTGTATCTGTAATTTCTTCTTGTTTTAATTTATGGCGAGGATCGTTTATATTTTCTTTAGATATTGTTGCGTCTCAATTTCAAACATGTAAACTTATTTGTGCTTATATACCTAATGTACCCGCGGGTAAGACGCCAACGTTAAAAGACATAAGAGCGGCTCATAATTGGATTATTTCAGTTGAGGGGCCCAAAAGTGTAGAGCTCGAGATTCCATACATTGCTAATCAACCTTGGTGGCCACGATCTTATACCGGTAATTTCTCAAGTGTTGCGGCTGCTGCTCCATCTAAATTTTATATATTTATGTTAAATCCTCCTTTACTTCAAAATTCTTCTGCAGATAAATTCTATATTAATATTTATGTTCGTGCGGGTCCTTCGTTCGAAGTAGCTATCCCTGTTCAACCTGCTTTAGGACTTAGTTGGAATAAATATTTTAAGAGTTTATCTAGTACACTATATCCTATAAACCCTATAGCTCCACATACTCACCGATCCTATATTGTAGCTTATTATGCGAAATCACAAGAATATATAGGACAAGGATTACCTATTTTAGGTATAATTGATTTGAATAATAAAAATAAATTAATAGCGCCAATATCGTATCCTATGAATCAATATTTTAAATATAATCCTAATAATAGTAGGGCTGGTATTCCCATAGTAGGGCGGCGTGTGAATATTGCTGTTATTTCTGATGTCACTAATTCTTTTTCATATAGTTGGAAGAACGGTAATAAGACTGAGTGGTTACCTACCGTATATTATGGACAGTTATTATTGACTCACTCTGCAGATGGTAAATTGACTCACTGGGTATTTGTTCCTTGTCCAGATCGTCCAAGTGCGTATAAGATGGGTGATAAAATACAAACAAATAATGACCTAAAATATGAATCTTTAAAACCGTTTATGTTATTTCCAAATTATCCTTCGGGTACCTCAACAGATAATTATACATTCCTTAACACTAAAGATTTGGTAGATAATGATTTGAGATTAGATTTTAAATTATCTGTAGAAAGTAACCGTCTAGAGTCAGTTGTAGTTGAGGCAGGTGATAGGGAAGGATACCCTGCTCAGACGATTTCAAATGTCAAACTGTTACGGCCCACTAATTTTGGGATGTTGAATTTTGGTGAAAATTTTAATGATTTATTAAATTTGTGTAGACGTTATCAACAATATGGTATTATTAAAATGACTAAAAGTATGCTTTCGGATGTCGATAAGTGTTCATTCTTTTTTACAGCTAATCCTATTGGCCTCATGGATAAAGCTGATAATTCCCCTTATAATGATAGAGATTTGTTCACTAGGTGTAGAGAAGGTCCCATACCCCTCTTACTTTCGGGATATAGATATTTCCGTGGTGGTTTGCGTTTTAGATTAGTTTTTCCTGCTTGTAAAGATACATTAATTTGGATTCAGCATAGATCAGATCGTCCTTCCAATCCTATGACTCTTCAAGCGTGTACTACAGTAGAGTCTGCTCAAGCATTAATGAATCATGGTTATGCTACAGAAATTCAGTTGGCTAATATTAACAGTATAGTTGAATTTGAAGTTCCCTTTTACCAATATGATGCGTATGGTTTGCTTCAGGTTCCGCCATATCCTTCATCTGCAGGTGTAGCTTATGATTATCAATTCGGTTTAGGGCAAGTAATGGTAGGTATTCGTTGTTCAAAAGAAGATTCTGCATTATTTACAGACAGGTACTGTGAGATTTTTTATTCATTAGCTGATGATTTTTCTCCTTCTTTGTTTTATGGTTTTCCTCCTACGATAATGTTAGATGAATTGCCAGCACCTATTAATCCAGACTCCCTTCAACTTCCCATGTTACCCGCGCTTAGTATATCTGACACACCAGCTAGTAGTTCAGATGGTGAAAGTAATTCTTCCTTTGAAGCTGTAGAATCTCCCCATGTAGAATCTGATGTTGAAGGTGTACCAGCTCCTTCTTCTGAAAAGAAAAAATCGTTTTTTGATATCGTTAACCCCTTCAAAAAAGCTAATAATTTTGTTGCAGATAAAGTCACTAGTGCTGTTCAAGAAAGTATTACCACTCAATGTGCTCCACTAGTTCAACAAGCTAAAGAGGAAATGGCTAAAACTTTAAAAGGTTTCTCTATGTCTAATGGTTTTAAAGAAAATATTTTATTATTATTTACTAACATAGCTCATAGTATTGCTAGTATGAGTTTTCAGAGTATTGCTATTTCAATTATAAGTATGTTCATTGGTTTTGGTATGATTGCATATAATTATATAGATAAAGGTATTACTATAGTCAAGAATATTGTTACTAGGTTGTTTTCTAATTTCTCTACTGCTAAACCAGATCCTGCTCCACCGACATCTGCGACTTCTTCTACTGCTACAGGATCTACTACCACATCTGTTCCTTCTACTAGTGCTGCTGCTACTACTTCTTCCTCAGCTTCGACTTCTACTACAAATACATCTCAACCGTCCCCTGATGCGACGCAACATACTAATTCTTCAGAGAGAAAAGGTGTTCATGTTCAAGCTCCCGATGATAATGATTCACTTATCGCATCATGGCTCTCACTTCTATTCGGCGGTATATCTACACTCTTTAATTATAAAAATAATTCACCTTTTGAGAGTGGAAGAGCAACTTCAAACTTCTTTAAAGATTTTTCCTTTTCTATGCGAGGTGCTCAAGGACTCTATGTATTTGTTAAAAATTCTATGCAAGCAATTAAACATTTTTTTAATTATATTTGCACTCGGTGTGACCCTCATTATAGAGTATTAGTTAATTTATCAGAAGATAAAAATATTATAAGTAAATGGTTAAAAGAAGTCATTTTTCTTACCGATCCATCAAGTTTTACAGATAATTTTATGGAAAATGACTATGTTGATAGAGTTTATATAGCATATGATTATGGCCAATTATACATATCACAACTTAGCGGCGAATCCATTACACCATCACTATTTAATCAGATTAATAAACTGTTTTTTAAATTGCAAGAAGTAAAGAGTAAATTATTAAATATGGGCAAACATCCTCATATTAGAAAAGAACCTTTTGGTGTATATGTATACGGCGCAGCAGGCATAGGTAAATCACAATTGCGAGAGGAGTTATGTGTAGAAATGCTTAAATCAGATAATTTTAAATTTAAAAATACTAATGTCTTTTGTGTTGTTGATGGAGGGGAAAAATTTTGGGATCATTGTGAGCATCAACCTGTATTAGTTTTTGACGATTTGTGGAATATTCAGGAAGGGGAACGTTTTTTTAATCAAATAGGTATGATGTATCGTGTTTTTTCAGATGTAGTTTTGATTCCACCTAAAGCAGATTTGGCAGATAAAGGAATGCGCTATAATCCTGAAATAGTGTGGATATCTTCTAATTATACTCATATTAATGCTAATAATATTAACACTGAAGCACTTAATCGTAGGCGTAATTTTTGTATAGAGGCATTGGCATCAACAGATGAAGATGGCATTGTAGAAGGTTGTCCTCATTGTGCTAACCGTTCAATAAAATTAGATACTATTCCTGCTAAATGGCTTAAAGATTATCATCATGTAAGATTTTATGTACACACTTTAACTGCAGACCGTAAATTTGTACCTACTGAACATACAAGAGGAGAAAGAATAGATTTTAATCAACTTAAAGAAATGTTATGTGAAGCTTTTAAACTAAATAGACGTAATGAAGCTCAAAAATTCGAAACTAAATATCAACGCTTATTGCATGTAGTTAATAGTACTAACCCTAAAGATGCCCCTTCAGCTTTCTTTTTAACCGAAAATGATTTACAAAATAAAACTTTTGCCCAACAATTAGATGCGTATCGTCAAGCCCAGCATAAAATATTAGAACAAATGAAGAAAGATTATGATAAAAGTTTTGTAGCATGGTGTGAAAGATTTTGGTGTGACATTACTTCAGTAGATTTTAAAAAATTTGTACCAGCTAAGATGGTTAATGTGTATGAAGAATATAAAGAAAAATTAGAGGAAGCACGTAAACAAGGGTTGAAAGATAGTGCCTCTGGATTAAGTTTGTTGGATGAAAATGCTGATTTGGACGAAGTAGGTTGTGAAGCTCCAGATACATTAGCATTTGAAGCAACATTTGATTTTTCGGTAGCACCATCTTCTGATAATGTTAAAAAGTTAGATATAAAATCATTTAAAACATATTTAGGTAGTCCTGACAGTAATAATTTTTTTAAAACTAAGTGGTTTTGCTTTTTAAGTGGTGAGCAACAAATAGAATGTTTAGATTGGGCTTTTCAGAAATTTAATACTCGTCGCAAAATTCTAGATTTAAAGTTAGATTGTAATGACAATGTTCAATGTTTCTTTTATATTATTTTATCTACTCGTATGAATGGTCATAATTGGAAAAAAGAATTAAGTACATTTATTGGAAAATATTATAGGTTAGATATGTTCTTTTTAAATTGGGTTATGTTAATGTACAAAGAAAATGGGTTTGGCGGTGAAGTTGATATTAGTAGTTTTGCTTCATTTTTAAATACAATAGGCACTGGTAAATGTTTACATGATCCTCGTTATATTCAACATGTTTTACTTAAAAATCGCAAATTTGTGTATAGTCCTTTATCTTCTGCTTATCCCATGCGTTTGGAGGAATGTGATATGACCTCTGTTGTTTGTCCGTGTTTATCAGAAACTTTGCGCCGTTATTATTTATTAAGATGGTATTTGTATAATCCTAAAGTATTTAAAGAATATAATATGAATAATGCCAATGCTGTACCTATAGGATTTGAATCAGATGAAACTTTTGTAATATCAGAAAAATGGTATGAATCTGCTATGCGATATTATAAAAACTTTTGGGCCAAAACGTTGTCACCTGCTATTTCTAAGGTCTATCATTTCATTGTTAAACATGTTCCAATAATATTAATGCTTTTTTCTTTACTATGTACTACTGTTTTTGTAGGTACTTCTGTATATGATGCTAGAGTTTATTATAAATCACAGGGCGCAGATAGTCCTTTATGGGTTAGTGGGGTTGCTGAAGGCCCGTATTCTCATACTCAAATTACCGGTCGTCCAACATCAGTTCATCATCCAGCAGTTCAATCATCTCAACAGTCCGAAGCAGTAATTAAAATTATCAGAAATAACACATTTTATTTAAGTATATGCGATAACACTACTATGCGCATATATAGATATCGTTGTTTAGGTATTCATGGTCATTTTGCACTTATGTTACGACATTATGTGGATAATATTAAAGATAAAATCAGATGTGTAGGCACAACCAATCTAACTATTGCCGTTGAATACAATCATAATTGTGTTTTAACAGGTAGTCGTACTATTCAGTTGGATAATGATGCATTCCTTGCATCTTGTAAATTTTTTAAACATAAAGCACCCGAATTTTATAGTGAAGATCAGTTTAATGCACACCAATCTAATTTTGTAGTATTTAAAGTCCCTTCTCAATGTTTAAGTTTTAAGAGTTTACTTAAATTTTTCCCATCGCAGGCCGAAGTTAATCAAGCTTCAACAACACTTAGATTAGTAAATGAAAAAGATAATATGGAATTATATGGTAAATTAAAGAGTCATAAAGTTGGTGGTCTATATATTCCGCCCGTACATAAGGAGAACGCTTATAATGATGCAGTTACAATGGCTAGTTATTGGGAATATGGAGTTCATGGTAGAGGAATGTGTGGTTCAGTTTTGGTTTCAAATAATTTACAGAATCCCATAGTTGGTATGCATGTTGCTGGTTGTGATAATGCAATTAAAGGATATTCAGAATTAATAGTTAAAGAAATGTTTGATTTTATTGTAAGAGAAAAAAGACCAGAAAAAAGACAGGTTTTCAAATTAGAGGACGTTTCATATGATGATATAGAATTTGAAAGTGCAATTTATGTTCACGGTAAAGTAAGTAAACAAGAGGCAAACATAATTAGTAGAAAATCACGTATCACACCTACATTATTACACGGAGAATTCCCAGTAACAACAGCCCCTAATCCGCTTTCAGCTTCCGACCCTAGATTACCTGAACCTATAGATCCTTTAATTTCTGGGGTAAATAAACATGGCCTTTTTACTTTAGATTTTGATGAAAAATTATTAGATAGGTGTAAGGAACATCTTTCTAATCATTTAATAAGTGTAGTTAAACCTATTTTATCAGTACCCCGTTTTTTGACTTTAGATGAGTCTGTATGTGGTTCACCCGTATTACCTCATGTAGATCCCTTAAATTGGCAAACGAGCGCCGGATTTCCTTTAAAACAATATAAACCTTCTCATGAATCAGGAAAGAAGTGGCTGTTTAATATTAAATCTGAAAATAATCAAAATTATGTCGAATCTCTTCATCCTAAATTAGAATCATTATTGTCACTTCAGCGTAGTATGCGTAACAGAAATTATCAACCTATCACTGTATTTTCAGATTGTTTAAAAGATACATGTATTCCCATTGAAAAATGTAGTATTCCAGGTAAGACACGTATATTTAGCATAAGTCCTATTCAATATACAATAGCATTTAAAGAAGCTTTTGGTTTATATATGGCTAGTTATAGAAATACAAGATTTAATGCTTTCCATGCAATTGGTGTAAATCCTGTTTCTCCGGAGTGGGCATCATTAAAAGAATATTTATGTGAAGTAGGTACTAAGTTTGTAACGGGGGATTATTCAAATTTTGGGCCGGGGCTAAATTTAGGTGTAGCATCTGCAGCAATGGACATAATTATAGACTGGAATAAATATTATATTTCTGATTTAACTCATGAACAATTAAATACTATGATCTGTTTAAAACACGAATTAATTGATAGATATCATCTTTGTAATAATTTAGTTTATACACCTGGAGCAGGCCTACCTTCAGGCAGTCCTGCAACAGATATTTTAAATTCTATGGTAAATAATCTCTATCTTATGTATGCTTGGCTTAAATTAACAAATCATTCACTTTTAGCTTTTGATGAAAATGTGCGTATGGTTGTATATGGTGACGATGTGATCATGTGTGTTAGTGATAAATATATTCCTATTTTTAATAGTTCTACCATTTCTGAATTGTTTAAATCATATAATATTAAATTTACCGATCAAAGTAAGACAGGCGAAATTGTACCCTTTCGCTCTCTAGATACATGTACATTTTTAAAAAGTTATTTTGTTCCTCACCCGTTTAGACCTCCTTTTTATTTAGCTAAAATAGAATTAGATTCAGTTCATAGTTGTCTTAATTGGAATAAGGGTACGTTATCTACTCGTGAGAGTACAGCAACTAATGCTAAACAAAGTTTAGAGTTGCTGTACTGCCACGGGCCGGAAGTATACGACCAATATAGAAAAAAAATTTTAGCATTACTTTCTATTCATAATTTAACAGTTGTACTTCCCACTTGGCGAGAATTAGATTCCCGCATTTTTGATGATGGATATAATATCTATCAAAATTCATTTTTAAAAACTATTTGATTTCCTTATCATAATTATTTTAATTTTAAATTTTTCTTGGTTTTGGGCTTTTGGTAGTTTTTAGTAGGTTTTGTAAGAGAATCCCTTGACGAAATCCTTGATCGCAGCTCCGGTGATGCGAAGGGACGTAGCGGTGGTTTCACTGGGGCTAGTCGCCTTACAGACCTTTTTAATATCTTTTACTAACATAGATATTAAGTTTTCTTTAGTTGCACTAGAGTAGTGTTGGTATAAATCAGCTTCACTGGTTTATATCCCCTAGTGCTTTCTTTTTAAATGAAATTAACAC